GATCAAATACTTTTATAAATTTTTCAAAACTCCAATTAGAATTAAATACATACCAATCATACTTATCGTGATTAGATTTATCTTTGAACCATGGAGCCAAATTCTGTTGATCGTATGAATTCTTTTGCCAAAGAATATTTACTTTAGTTGGATGTAGTTTAATTTTTTCAGGTATAGATGTGCAAATCTGAACTTGATCTAATAACTTTGGATCAACGTGTTTTCTTAAATATTCAAATTGAAGCTCTGTCCCGCCTCTAGGATTTTGGTTTGTCATTATTTTGATTCATTACTTTCTGTAAAACGTTTAGTCCTTTCGGTGATACTTGAACTGTAAGATCTTGAGCAATATGCTCTGCTACAGTTTCAGTATTAGGGTCTGCGATGTCAGCATCTTTTTCTGCTTCGTCTTTATATACTTTATTTGTTCTAGTATTTTTAAATGTAATTATTGTAGTACAATCAATTTTTAATAAATCTTCGTTAGCCATTTTGGTCCTCTCTACTTATTTCTAGTATTGATAGTGTGGCACTTATACCAGATGTATCAGAAGTTTCAAGAGCAATTGAATCATTATCTTCTAGAATAATGGGTCCTTTTGCTAAATTACAAATAGTAGGACCTGTTACAGAAGCATATGCAACAACAAAAGAAGTGGATGCAGAGCTATCTGTTACATGAGTTTTAACTACTTTTGATCCTGATTCATTAGTTACTTGTACATTTTGTATAATTGCATTTGCATTACTTGGACAAGTATATGTTGTTACAGCTGTAGTAACCGTTGGATCATAGAATGCGTTTTTATAAAAGTTTGCCATTATGTTAAATCAACCCATTTTAATGTGCCACAAATATCATCTCCATTAGAAGCTCCTTTTGCACACAATGTTAATGTATCAGAAGAACCAGCAATTGTCTGTCCTAATTGATAGGCAAAATTAAATCCATCTTGTGCAAATTGCAAATTGTTTGCACCTTTACCAGACAGATATGCTTGGCCAACAACTGTTCCTCCTGTAATTGTTTTAGTTCCTGTTAAATCATATTCTACATTATCAGAATAACTGGTATATGAAAATGCTGTACTTGGTGTAGCATTAACTCTTAATTCTATTTGAAAATCAGAATTAGAAATAGCGGATGCTGCAATATCAATTGGAATAATAACTGCATACGGTCTACCTGATTTAATTCTAATGGTTGCTAAATTATAATATGTTCCAGCTGTTGTTAAATTAACTCCACCTAATGAAGCTGTTCCAATAGATTGACGTAATCCTTCTGGAGCATAACCTCCTTCAATGATAGCGGTTGAACATACTTGTTGTAATACTGCTGCACCGGATATAGTTCCGGTTGTTTCAATTTCATATCGAATAGGTAAGTTTGCAGTTTGCATGTAAACTGTTGATAGACTATTTGCATTTAAAAATGTATGAGCAGTAATAAATTTACCATCTATTACAAAACCAACTCGTACTGCTCCCATACCTAACCATTCATAATCGGTAAACATAATGGTAGCTTTTGTAGGATCAAGTGTATAACCAGAAGCTCCTGTACCATCAAGTTTATCTCCGTTCCACGATGATTGAGCTACATCATTGTCAACAGCGGATCCTGTAACATAAGTTCTTCTTACAATTTGATAACCAGTTCCTGTATCTTCAAAAAAGATTCCGTTGTTTGCATCAAATGTTCCAATACGTTGTTCTAAATTTTCTTCTTGTGTATTCATTACAAATGTATTTAATATTAATAATGATTTACCCGGTTGATAACTCATCACTCTTTTTGATTGTCGAATAACTTTATCACCACTAGCTGTGGTTACATTTAAATTAACTGTAGATTTATTGGCTGTGTAAGTAACGGTTCCTGATCCTGTTAAGTCTTCATCAAAGAGACTGTTCTTTGACATGACATTTTTAGAATCAAATATAGTAAGTGGATTAGAAACTCTTAATCGTCCAAATGCATCATAGGCAGTAGATCCATCTCCACCACCAATTACAGTTGGTTCAACGTTTACATTATTACATGAACTCATTAGCAACCAAACCTTGAATTAAACCAAGTAAATCTTTCTAATTCTTTTCTTAAATCATCTTGAAATGAAAAATTAAGTTGGTCTTTTAAGGTAGACAAAGATTCTAAAATTTGTCTTTGATTCTCTACATCATATTCTTGTTTTGGTTCTGGTATGTATGAAGTTATTTTAGCCATTATCTTCTTCCATCTGGTTTTATATCTACTCTTAATGTTCCATAACGCCAAGTCTCACCTATAGCATCATTTTCTATTTTAATTGCAAGTAATCTTCCTCTAGCTCTAGTGTCTACTTTATCAGTGGATGATGTTATTGTAAAGGGTCCAAGAGGTGAACTCGATGCTGTATCACTTGGATAGTTATTCAGTAGTAATGTTATTTTTGAATTACCAGTTAATACTTTAAAGTCTGGTATAAATCGTTTCATAGACATAATAAACTCACCATCACCTCTTAAATCAGCAAGTCCTGTTGTCTGACCCAAAGCACTTTGTCTAGCAGATATATCAAAATCACCAGATTGAATGTATGCATCAATTGATGTTGTACCAGAACTATTGACTTGATCGGTTCCGGTTTCATGAGCATAGTAAGTTGATGCGCCATAAGTATTTGTAATACCTTGTATTGGAAAATTAGGTAAGGCATTTTTACTATAGTCTGTTGCATAAGGTAGATCATAGACACCGGTATCAATATAAGAAGTTCTATCTAAAGAAGATGTAGTCCAGCAATTTTCTGCATAATTATATACCACACATCTATTAATTTGTTCTGAACCCGCTGCTGGATAAAACCAATTAATTTCATTATACAATGTATTATGCTCTGCATAAACTAATTGATTTGAACTATAATTAACTCCTAGATTATCTCCTGTAGTTGTAAATACAAAGTCTTCAACTAAACAAGGAATGGCTTTTACAGTACCATCAAACATAAAAAATCCACCTTCACCTGACATCCAAAACACAATACCATTAGAATAACTTAATGCATTTTGACCAATCAATCCGCAGTTAGTACCGACTTGTCTAACACTAAATGTAAATGGTGGTCCAACATATTGAATGACATATGCAGATGAATCCGTTAATACTAATGTGTAATCCTTACCAGACACAGCACCTATAATTTCATTTCCTTTGTCTAATCTAAAAGTTCCTGCAGTATTAGTTGCTGTTGGAGTATAAGTATTAAAATCTTCTTGATTTGAAAATCGTATAAACATTGGATCTTGTGTCGTTGGATCACCTATTGTTGTTTCTGTTCCAAAATGAAATACATGTCGATCTCTATCTGATACTTGAGTTAATCTTGTTTTAGTAGGAGCACCAGACATAACAGTTGCTCTGTTTGCTCTAGGACTTGCTGCTCCTGCATTCCATGTAAATGTTTTACCATTGTTAATAGTTGCAATTAATATTTGACCAAAGTTATCTAGGCTCCAGAGTCCTGGATCCAGAACCACGTTACTGGTTGCACTTGCAGTTCCCCATGTGCTTGAGCCCCATGTATCTGTACCCCAACCTAAACCTGCTGTTTGAAAAGTAGGACCCACTATTTCATATGGATCAATTTGTGCAGACCCTGTTCCAGAAGTCGTACCTGCTGAATTAGAAGGCATAGTTATTTCAAATGTATTTGCCGTTTTATTTTTTACTTCAAAAGTATTATCTTCAAAATCAGAGGTTGCATAACCTGAACCTGTTGGAACCGTAACAGATGAAAATGTTACATATCTTCCATCTAATAATCCATGTGCTGTTTTATTTACGGTAACCGTTGGAGATCCGGATGTTGCATCAAAATCAGCTCCAGTAATTACATCATCATCTAAAGGACTAATATCAAAAAACTCGCCTTCATAATATAAAAACAAGCCTTGTGAGGTTCCTATTGCTACATATTTTTCACCAGCGATAGATGTAAAAGCATGTTGTGCTCTTGCTGCACCTGGTAATGTATTATTAGAGTTAGTGAGTTGTGACCATCCACCTATCTTTTCAGGTAAACCATATCTAAATCTTACAAAGTCTCCATCAACCCATTGTGATTCACCACCTGAGTCTGTGACCATTTTATTAAAACCAGGTTTAAAGTTAAGTTTTTGTAGCATACTTTAAAATATACCAGATTATGTGTTATAGCAAGATTTCTTATCGAGCTAGTCCAGGTATTCCAGTGCTTGTTACAAATGGATTTTCAGCAAATGCCATAATTAAATAAGTTGAACCATTACCGTTTCTTGATCCAAGAGTAGATCTTATTTTTAAACCATTACTTAAAAAATCACAAAGTGTATCAGATCCTTCAGCAATATCCGATTGCGGAAATAAAGGATTGTCACATGGATTTATTGGGTCTCTTTTATTATCATGAAGATGCCAACCATTACTGTTATCAATACCCTTATGTAAAACCCAAGCTGGTTTAAATCCTGTGTAGATAAATGGTCCATCGCTATTACCATTACCAGTATATTGTGTTATTTTTGAAAATCCTTGTTTCTCTGCGAAACAGTAGGCAACATAAGTTCTTGAACTACTATTTATTGACGCATCAGAACCAGGATAAAAAATAGAAGTTGTTGGTAATGTCGGCCATATATTTGTATTAGAATTAAAAGCATTAGAGTTATTTATAGCACCATGTTTATCTATTCCTGCTCCATTATGATATACTCTCCAACCATCACTAGCTGAACTTGTTTTAGCAATAATCATTTTTGGAACTGCTGATAATCCATGACCAATAGTATCTGTATTTGAACCTGATGATGGTGCTGTCCAAGTTACAATACTAAATCCACTTGTAGTATTGGCAGAAACTGTGCTTGTGATACTTCCATCTGTGTTTGAAGAACCCGTAGTATTGTCTGCTAACCAGCTCCATCCTACATAAGTAGATCCTGATGCATTGGTAGAACCTGCATTATCTGGTTTAAAACCATCTGATATAAAAGCAGCATTATCTGTGTAAGATTCACTCTCTTGTGCCTGTGTAAGATTACAATACAACCAATTAGTAGGACCACGAACAACATCAAACCATGGATGGTTTCCAGTTGTGTTTCTACGTTTAATCCAAGTCCAATCAGGTTGAAAACCAACTCCTGTAACTGATCTATTACTATTTCCATCTCCTGTGTAAGTAACTGTATTAAAATAATCGTCTGGTTTATCTATATCTGTGTAAGCCATATTTATATTCCTTTTAAGTTGTTAAAAGCCATTATCCATACTCCGCTAAATTTTTAGTGTTAAGTGCATAATATCCACTAGGTACTGCATATTCAAAGTTTCCGTAACCATTACCATCACTATTACCTGATGAGATAGTGAAGGGTGGGTTGCCGAAGTTTGCTTCAAAAGTTACAGACATCTGTGATGATGCACCAGAACAAGCAAAAAAGTAATTACCTGTAGGAACAGAAGCTGGGTCAGTTATAGCAAAACCACCTGTTCCACTTGCACCGCTTGTTGGGTCTCCTGAATTAAAAAAAGTTCCATCTACACCAAAATATACATAGTTATTATCTAAATCCATAGCAATCATTACAGTATAAGAAGGAGACCTAGTTGTGCCTTCAGTAAATACTGTTGAATCATTAACTCTAATAAGTCCACCTAGATTAAAATATGATGCACCATTAAATTTACCTATATATGCATTTGTAGTGTTTGCATCGCTTGTAGGATCACCTGTAATACCTATTGCTTGATAAGTAGAGTAAGTTCCACTTGCAGCAGATACTTTAATTTCTGCATACCACTTACTTTGTGAAGCACCTATTGTTGAAGCACCACCAAATTTTTGATAAACAGTATTAGGTGTAACAACTTTTAAATTTCCTTCTGAAAAAGTTTGAATCGTTGTATTTCCAGCTAAAGCTGATTGTAATGAATTTAAAGTAGCAAAATTATTAGTCGGTGTATCAGTAGATTGGTCAATAGAAGATATACCTGAGAGAGTAAAGTCGTTTGAATTACCAGAAGTATCATCACCTAAAGCCGAAGAATCTTGAAATTGTAAATAATATCCGTTAGTTCCAAAAGTTAAACCAGATACATCTATTGGTTTCCATACCCCTGAGTCCTCATCAAATTCTCCAAATGATGTTGGGTCTAGTGCTTGACCATCAATTAAAACTAGTTCTGACATATAACCTTTGTAATTAGGAGTATTAACTCTTACAGCTCCATATTGAGCTTCATAACCAGAAACATTAAATGCTGTGTCAAAATTTTGAGATGGATAACTCGCTGTAGAAAATGAAGTTTCTTGAACACCATTTACATAAATTTTACATCTTTCACTAGATGTTGCTTGAGTTGTATCCACTGCTAGAACAATATGATACCAAGCACTAGGATCTCTAAAAGATCTATTTGTTTTTAAATTAAATGCTTGATTACCTGCACCGTTCGAGTGGTACCAATTTATTATTCCAGTGCTATTATCAAACCTTGCATCAAAATAAGGATGTGATCCACCTAAATCTCCAGCAAAAACAAAACTTAGTTCGGTATTTGCACATTTTTTTAGCCAGCCACTTACTGTATATGTTCTTCTATCAGTAGTTGAGCCAAATGTATGATAAATTTTTGCGTCTTGGAATCTTAATGAGTTATCAACGTTATAACCCCCTGCTGCCGATTGGTTTCCTCCAACTATTAACACGTTAGATTACCTCCTCTGGCCACTCTCCTAAAGGTCTTGTATACACAGGATTTTCTATTGTTCCTGTGTTAGTATATTCATATAAAGCTTTTAATGCATCGACATCAGCTGCATTATCTATTGCAGTTTCCATTTGATTTGATTTAGTTCTAACTGCTGCTCTGTAAGTTGTAATGTCTGCAGGTACAGTATAATCAGCAACTTCAGTTGCTTTAACCACATACCAATCTGTTTTAGCAAGTAATCCTGCAGCTTGATTTTTTACAATTCTTTTCTTTTCAGTTTTCAAACCATAGTTAATTACTTGTACTCCATCTTCTAAAATATTATTACCATCTTCATCTACTGCGTTTTCATCTACTAATCTTTTAGCAGTTGCAGTTCCCCAAGATTCTGTAACTTGATTGTTTGCAAATGCAATAGTTGAATCCGTATTGATATAATATTCTGAATCTTTATAATTTGTTTTATCAACAATAACTTCGTAAATACCAATTGCTTCTTTTTCAGCAGTTGTCCATTTAGTAAATATGTCTTTTGGATACTGTGTATCATTTAACACAAATCCTTTTGCATAATTAAATGTTTTTGTTACTGTTCCATCTTGTACTAATGCCCACATAATTTTTCTCCTAGCTTAATGTCAAATTCAAGTTTCTTCCAACCTCTAACCACTTTGTACCATTATATCGGAAAACAAACAAGTCTCCTTTATT